AGCGGTATCAACTGTTCCCTGGTATTTGTATGAGGTAGCAAGGGACGGGACAAGGAAAGAGGTATTGAATCCAGACGATCCGATAAAGAAACTTTTAGATCGCCCCAATCCTAATCAGGGATGGCCAGCATTCATCGCAGAGACAATCAGTTATCTTTTGATATCGGGCAATAATTATACCAATGCCCAGGGGGCAGATACCGGGACTAACCAGGGCATACCAGTTGAACTATATAACCAGCGACCAGATTATATGAATATCGTGCCCGGTCCCTTTGGGATATCACGCTATGAATACAGCGCGGGGGGGAGTAGCGATAAAATTAAATGGGAGGTTACCCAACCCTCTGGGGAATCCATGATGAAACATCTCAAGTTGTGGCATCCAACGAATTCCTATTATGGGTTATCACCAATGCAGGCGGCCGCTAGAAACATTGACATCTACAACTCAATCAATACATGGTCAAAGAAACTCCTGGACAATGACGCTAGGCCAGCGGGTTATCTGACAACGGAAGGGGAGCTAGAAGAGGAACAACGGGAAACCCTACAAAAAGAATTAGAAGAACGATATCAGGGGGCCATGAATGCAGGGCGGCCCCTTGTCCTTGAGGGCGGCCTGAAATTCTTTGCTCAATCAATCAGCCCCAAAGATCTGGATTGGTTGAATGGACTTGATGCCCAATCCCGGTTTATTGCAACTGCCTACCGGGTGCCTGCCCAGGTGGTAGGAATCAAGGGGGAAAATACTTATTCTAATATGGAATTAGCATGGCAGGCATTATGGGAGAATCCAGTAATATTTTATTTGAATATAATCAGATCAGAATATAACCATTGGTTGTTACCTAAATTCCGCCGGGGTAATCTGGTTATGGATTATGATCTATCCGGGGTTCCCGCCCTGGCCGGTCGCCGTGATACCTCTTGGATAAGGGCCCAGACCTCAAGTTTTCTTAGCATTAATGAGAAACGGGAGCTGGCGGGTTATGATTCCGTTGTTGGTGGCGATCTGATACTCATTCCAGCCGGGGTTATCCCTCTTGAGTTGGCGGGGGAGGTTGACATAGAGGCAGAGACAGCGGCCAAGAACGCCCGGGCAGGCGGGGAAAAAGGATTAATTGAATTCGAGAAAATGTTAAGACTGCCATTAGAAACCAATGTTAAATCTAACTAGCCTGTTTGAGAAACGGAAGATGGTAACCCGGATTAACCGGGCTAATGCCAAGTTTGAGAAGGCGGCGATCAAACCCTATGCCAGATTGATTAGCAAACAGTCTAATCTAGCCGCTAGTGCCTACGAGGAAACAGGAGATCTAAACGAGGCACTAGATATCATTGATACTGTAAATGAACAGTGGGAGGAAACCGCCATTGCCCTATTTAAGAAAACCGCCATGTTCAATGCCCAATGGCTATTTGAAGAATACAACGATGCTAGGAAAGGGGTATTGACGGGCATATTCCGGAAGGGTGCGGAAACAATCTTTGAAGAAAACCTAGAGGAGTTTGTAGCACTATGGGCGGCTAATGAGGTTGTTGAAATCGTCAATACAACCAAGTTAAAGATCCGCAGGGTGGTCATGAGGGGATTACAAGAGGGTTTGAATCCTAGACAGATCGCGGAAAAGATCAAGGATACCATAGGGGATCTCCCTGTATCTGTCAGAGTTGGCGACCGCCGGATCTCCCGGGTGATAACCGCGAGGAACAGGGCTCAGATGATAGCCCGAACAGAGGTTCACAATGCCCAGAACTACGGCAACGAACAGGCGGCCATAGCAACGGGTGGGAACTTTCTAAAGGAATGGGTGACTGCCAGTGACGACAGGGTAAGAGATAGCCACCTTGCGGCGGAATCACGCTACTCTGATAGCGGCATTCCCCTAGCAGATCTTTACCAAGTGGGGAGGGTAAAATTACTCTATCCCGGTGATCCAAATGCAACGGGGGAGAATGTGGCTAGTGAAATTATCAACTGTAGATGTTTTAGTATTAAAACTTTAGTTGACTAAAAAAAAAACCGTATATATCATTAAGACCATAAAGGGGGCGCAAATGCTAAAAAAAGATTATTCGCCAGATATCATCGAATGTACTTTTGAATTAAAGGAATCTGATATCAGCGAGGATGGATCGTTTAAGGGGTACGGTTCTATATTCGGCAATAGAGATCTTGTCGGTGATGTTGTAAACAAGGGAGCATTTAAAGAATCCATAAAAAGAAAAGGGCCCAGAGGCATTAGGATGTTGTGGCAACATAACGTTTCAAATCCAATTGGATACTATACCGATGTACATGAAGATAAAAAGGGCCTCTATGTTGAGGGCCAATTGATTCTTGATACTATCAAGACTATCAAAACTGATGAAGATGAATCCGTTGACACCGGAGTTCCAAACGTGCCGGATGCCTTTAGGGTTCATGCCCTAATGAAAAGAAAGGCTATAGGGGGATTGTCCATTGGTTATTTCATAAAGAATTATGAAAAGGATGTTGAATGGGATTCGGATAAGGGAATACGGTATCTCAACAAACTTGATTTGTGGGAAATATCCCCGGTTACTTTTCCGGCTAATACCCGGGCAAAGATAACCAGGGTTAAAGATGCTGGTATATTTGAGGCCAAGACCCCCAGAGAATTGGAATTTGCCTTGCGGGAGGCAGGCATAGCCAAGAGAATGGCGACTTGGTTGTCTAACCGGCATGACTTCAACGGACGGGATGTCCGGGGAGCAAAGGAAATATTGTTATCAATTAGAAACGCAAGAAAACGATTGGAGGAAATTTAAGATGAAAAAACGCATTACCAATTTACCCCCCCGCTATGAAGTGAAAGATGCAGGGGAACAGCAGGACGATGTTGAAAATGAAGTAACCGATGAGATGAAAGAGTATGGCAAAGACGTTAATAAAAAGTTTGAATCTTTCAAGGGCGAATGGGAGGCATACAAGACTACCAACGATGAGGCCCAGAAAACGGGTATGGATTCCATGATGAAAGAGAAGATGGCGAAACAGGAAACCGCCGTTCTCGCCAAGGTCCAGCAGTTACAGGACGATGCCGCCAAAAGGGTAGATAGTATTGAAACTGCCATGAACCGGGTGCCCGGGGAAGTGAGTAAAGAGGCGGGAGAACTTGGTGCAAAGGCCGCCGAGTTTTTCACGACTTCTAAATCCGTCATGGATCGCCTTCAGTTAGATTCGGACGTTGCCGGATTTAAAGGCGAAGATTACGCCCAATATTGCAAGTCTTACGATCTGTTTCTCCGCAAAGGCAAAGAGAACGTGGAACCAGAAGATAAGAAATTCTTGTCCGTTGGTGTTGGCCCCGATGGTGGGTATGTTTGCCCCGTGGAAATGTCCGATCAGATTATGGAACGGCGCTATGAATCGTCCCCTCTCAGAAGGTTGTCAGAAGTTATTACCATTGGTAGTAAACAGTTTGAGGAACCGACCGAGGATGCAGAATTTGAGGCATTGTATGCTAATGAAATTTCCGCCCGGACAGAAACCGAGGCAGGCAAATTTGGCAAACTGACTATTCCCGTTCATGAATGCTATGCCTTCCCCAAGGTAACCAGCCAATTTCTGGAAGATGCCAGCATCAATGTTTCTGCCTATGTTGGCCGGAAACTTGGAGAACGTTTCGCCCGTAAAGAGGCAGTTTCTTTTATTACTGGCGATGGAAATACCAAACCAATCGGGATTCTTGGCCTTCCGGCAGGAACCGAATATGGGAAACAGGTTGAACAAATTCTCACCGGCGATGATGACGGCGCAACCTATGAGGGCCTTGTGGATATTCAGACCGGCCTTGAAGATTTCTTTCACAGTAACGCCAGTTGGTTGATGCAGAGAATGGGACTAAGGGCCGTTTTTAAAATCAAAGATGAGGCAGGCAATTACATTTTTCAGCCCGAGTTGAAGGCCCGTGGCATTGCCATTGCTACCGTTTTAGGGTATCCCATGAATCTTGCCGCCGCCATGCCAGCCCCCGCCGTTGACCAGTTGGCATTTGCCTTTGGCGATTGGCAACAGGCCTATAAGATTGTGGATCGCAGGGGAATTACCGTTCTCCAGAATCCCTACAAGGCATTCCCTTATATTCTCTTTCAGGCCACCATGCGTCATGGTGCCGCTCCCCAGAGAACCAATGCCTACAAAATCGGCAAATGCGGAAGTTAATTGATTATCCTGTAGCGGGTGATGGAGGGGGCCCTTGCCCCTCCCAATCCCGACCTTTGACAATTAAAAAGAAACCAAAAAAGAAACGGAGTAAATGAAATGGATATTGTTAACGACATTAAATTTATAAACTTTTTCCCCGCCCAGGTGGTGGCTGGTTCCCTTGTAGTGGGAACCCCTGTTGATATTTCTCAGTATGGATCTCCGGCCGTTAATGTTAATGTTGGCGTTCCAGGGATTACCCTTTCCGCCGTGAATCGGTTTGATCTGATTCTGGAACATGCCCCAGACAGTGATGGCGTTCCCGGTGTCTGGGAATTCGTACCTGATGAATATTTGTTCGGTCAGGAATCCGAAGTTAACAGCGGGGTATGGGCAAGTCTCATAGATAACGCCCAGGGCTCCAAAGTTTATTTGGTCCAATATCGTGGCAGTAACGCATGGTTGCGCCTTTCTGTTGAAGGTGTTGGAACCCATTCTACTGGGACCGCATTTGCCGGTGATATGGCATTGGGTGGAAACTTCCGGTTACCTGTCTCTAACGACTAAACACTTAGTCTGATTAATGGGCGGGGGGTATCCTTGGCTCCCCGCCTATATTCTTGAAGGGATGATAATGAAAATTAAAATGAATAAAACTCGACTCGGTTCTATCAATGGTATTAATGCGGCAGTCTACAAGAAGAATAGAGAATATACCGTAGGGACAGACATTACAGAAACCGTAGCAAAATCTTTTATTAAAAAGGAACATGCCGAAATGTTAACAGAAAAAGAGGAAACCCCAGAGATTCAGGAAACCGAGGAACAACCAAAGAAAAAGGATAAGAAATGGCCGAAGAAATCAGAGGCTAAAATGCTATCCGAAACCCTGGAGAACAAGGCCCTTGGTGGGCAGGATAATAAATAATGCTAACAGGTAGATCTATTCCCCTGGAATTCAAAAGGAAACAGGTAACCG